CGATCGGCTGCTATAGTCATAGTTCAAAGCATATGTCTCTTCAAATGAGGGGAAGACTCCTGTCTTCAGCTCATGTTCAGCTTCTAAGTCGGCTGATTGATGAGTAGCTATATAATACTTTGAGTTAACGTCGAGTGAAGGTTTAATTTCTAACTCTTTAGTGATAAAATCAAATACATCCTTACAAGTATTGTAGACTTGTGATGATGATCCCATCCCTGCCATGGCGATTCCTACGCTGGCTGACGCTGTTGCTGCTTTTGTTCTTGCTCTTTCCGGGTAAAGTAACTTTGCAAGTAACTTTGCCTGATCACGATAGGCTATGCCATTGTGATTCTTGTAGCTGAGAACTTCTACTTCACTGAGTGTTCCTCCGCTGGTAGTCTTGTCCGTAGATAAGAGTGCGTTGAATCTCGTGAGTGCTTCAGTTGCCATTCGGTCTAGGAAATTGCCTTTATCAAGAACTAATGATAGTTCTGGAAAGGTGCAAAGGCTGTCATCTCCCTGTACGAAACAGGTAAAGTCTTGTCCTTCGATGTTGATTCCAAGTGCGCTTAAGCAAGTGAGTAAGTAGACGATGTTAACGAAAGAATCAAGTAGCTGTGTTTGTTGGAAGCCTGAGGCTATTCCATTAAACTGCCATTGATAAATTGATCCTGAAGGGGTAAGAATTGGTGTCTTCTTAACCGCATGTGTCATCCAGTCCCAAAGGGCTTGGATCTGTTCTGGATCGCTTTTCGTTTTGGAGTAATCGTGGGTATCACTGACTGAGGGTTCATAACCCTTGTCAAAGACAAACCACTTTCTCCACATCTCATGAATGTCGTCGATAACCTCGTGTAAGGCTCGGTGGTCGAATTCAGACCAATCGGTTGAAAGTACGCTACGAAAGCGACTGTTTCCAAGACGTCGGTATAATTTCATCCATCCTCCTTTAAAGGTTTCGAAACCCCAGAGCATTGGTGATTGAACGTTACCATTTAAATATTCCTTCTGGAGTGGCCAGATGAACATATTTTCTACCATTAGTAGAAGTTTTGGTACGCCAAAAACTGCTCGGATTTTGTCTTCCTTCTCTGCTTTAACTGCATATGATCTAGAATGAAGCGTTGTCCATTTGTATGGAACTGGTTCTCCGTCGATGGTCCAAAAAGGTGCCTCTTTGAATTTGATTGAATGAACGTGTTTCCTGTTGATATGGAAAATTTCATTGTACAAACTTCTAAAAGTAGGTCTATCTGAATCGATGAGTCCTTCCGCTTGCTTCTGTCTCAATACTTCACGCCAGTAGGTACTTCCGGAATACGGTAGTTCTGCTGATACGTTAAGTGTCCATGGATAGTATCGAAGATCGGGGAACGCAACGGGTTGTAACACCTTTGATGGTCGGAAGAGTTGCTCAGTAACTCGAAGTGCTCTTCGGTAGTGAAAATCTCTTTTGACGGGGTGATACGGTTGATCCGTTTTGATGAAATCTGCCTCGGTGGCTGAATCATCTGATGCTGAGCGTCTGTAGCCATTGATAGCTTCGTTAGCTAGTTCGGGTGAACAGTGCTTATAGATAGCTTTTTTGACTAAACGTTCGTTAGCATTACGTAGTCCTTCAGACTTCGCTGTCCTTAATCCAAATATTTTTGAATTTTTAGGTAAGTGTCCTACATATTGTAGGTTTCTTAGAGTAGAAAGTGACATTGTATGTGTGTTGTAGTGTTTGATATTGGCTCAGTTCTATTTCTGAGAAAGTAGAATTACAAAAGTCGTG